CAAACCAGTCTCTTTTTTAATCAAAGCATCCAGGTCTTTATTGATCTGCTTAGTGACACTGCTTTTTAATTTTGTAGCAGAGGACTGCCCGGTGATGGCAGATGTTGTTTCGGTCATAGCTTTGCCGACAAATAGCTCTGTTTTAAGCAGAGCATCTAGATCCTTATTTATTGAGGTTAACTGTTCAGCCTGTGTTTTTAGTCCATCAAATACGGCCTCGCCCTTAGCCATTTCTAAATTCAGCGCCTTTTGTTCTGTGACAAGGTCTTTTGATGATGTTGTCATCATCTGCACCGCTTTAGTCGCAATTTCAGCTGCCTGACTAAACGGACCGAACACAAATGAGGCTGACTCTAACTGAGAGGCAATTCCGTTTATCCACCCTTCAAACTTAGTTCCTGCCGAGGCCTCAGAATTAAGTAGTGCAAACAATTCATTAAAACTTGTAATGACGAGTGTTAGCCGCGGGAGTATCTCATCACCCAACGAAAGGCCGACATCCTTCAAGTTGGCGGAAAGTACATTCCACTGAAAATCAAAAGACTCCGTCATTTTTGCAAATGATTCTGCTGTTGCCCCTGCCTTGTTCCCCATATCCTCTATGTTCTTTGCCAGCGTATCAGCCCCCTGCCCAGCAAGAAACATAACGCCCTGTAACGATTCGACTTCAGGGAACAGTTTGGCCATCTCTTCCTTGCTGCCCCCTGTAGCAATAGCGACCTTTTTCAGAAAACCCTGCAACCCATCCGCTTTTAATGCCGATGCACTAAAATCAAGTCCCATCCTGGCCGCTGCATCAGCCGCTTCTTTACCAGGCCGCAAAATGCTTACCATCATCTGCCGTACTTGTGTATACGCAACCGTCGTTTTCGTCCCGGTCGTTGTAAGTGCAGAGACCGACGCCTGCAGCTCATCAAAAGATACACCTAACTGCGACGCTATCGGAGCTGCCAGAGACATGCCTGATGACAGTTCACGAATCGTTGTTTTGCCGTTTTTCATCGCCACAAACATGGCGTCAGAGAAGGCCGTAGCTTCATCCGCCCCGGCACTGTAAGCATTTAAAGCTGAGGTCAGGCCATCGGCAGCGGTAGCAACATCCGTTACCCCTCCAATCGACAGCTTGTTGGCCGCATCCAGCAGCATCAAGGCTTCTGCTGAATCACTGGCCCCGGCCGAAATCACCTGGTAAAGCGCACTCGACTGTTCAATGACATTGCCGCCATACTCTATCGATAGCTCACGCACACCCTCAGTCAGCTGCTCGGTAGACACCGCAACATCGCCACCAAGCAGGGTGGCGACCTCTGCCATCTTCTTCTCAAACTCAGCAGCGGCTTTCGTGCCACTAACCATCAAGGCAGCCAACGCGCCAAAACCGACCCCACCAATCAGCCTACCTATCACAACACCCATCTGACTGCTTTCTTTCGCCATCGATTTAAAGCCACGACCCGTTGACTTGCTTGCGCGAGCTGTCTTATCCAGCTGTGCATCCAGCTTCTTCAGGTCGCTTTCGGTTGCCTTCAGGGTGCCGGTCAGCTGTTTGCCATCGGCGGCTAAACGGATTGTCAGTTTCTTTTCACTCACGGCGTCTAATGCTTACGAATAAAATCGCTCTGCTATCTCCTCAGCAGCCACAGAACCCATGGCTATTACATCATCATAAAGCTCAATATCCCGGCCCTTACCCAGCACACATAACCGAAAATACACAGCCTGCTCATTCAACCCAACAGGGCAACCGTTCATCCCTACTCGTTGCCAGGACCCCACAACTGCAAAAAACATATCCAGCGACGGGGCATTCTCTTCCCATACGCAAAAGCCATCATCATGGCCGTGTGTTCGTTGTGCCAGGTGAGCCTCAATCTGCTCATCCGGGACACCAAGGGCACGGTAATCATCGGCCAGTTCCCCAGGGTCATTCACTTCCCGATTAATATTGGCCGCCCAAAATAGAGCAGCCTCGGTTAGTTTTTTCGGCGTAAGTTCTTTGTCTTCAGTTCCTTAAAATACAAAACGACGATTGCCGTGATAGCCCCGGTATCCGCCAGCACTGCTTCCAGCGCATCATCCGGCGGCAGCTCATTTCCTTCCGCATCACCCACATCTTTAACCGACTTCAGCACCGCCGTGGCAATGTCCCGGTCAATGTTCAGCTCATCAAGCTCATTGTCTGGCAATAAGCGAAAGACGCCGGTGAACACACCTGTCGTTGTGCCCTTATCAGTCGGCGTAACAACCGTGACTTCCCGCTCAAACGTTCTGTCTTTAGTAATTTTAAACATGTGTTTTCTGTCCTGTGGTTATGTGTTAAATAAAAATAATCAGATTAGGATGACCTTGTAATCATCCGCACCAGCACTGCTCGGGATCATGCGCGTAGTAAAGCTATGGCCCAGCTCACCGTCATTGTCCTGGTTCGCAATGGTTGACAGCTGCGTTAGGTCCCCTCGTATTTCTGCAATCGCACCCGCTGTTTTGCCGTGTGTAAATGACATCACCCCAAGCGTTCCAGCCTGCACGGCGGCATACCAGTCTTTCGTCGCCAGTGCCGGCGCATCAATCACGACCGAACCACCCGCTGCACGGTCAGCAATAGTGACCGACTCACTGCCAACGAGATTGTTATATTTAACCTCGTTGTTCGGGGAGAAGTTCATGCTGCGCATAATGGCTGAGATGCCATGCAGGCTAAACGCCGAGTTGGCATTTGATACCGCCTGCGGCGCCTTGAATGCTGACAATGTTGCAGCGGGGATAGATGCAGCAACGGGGGCCACTAACAGGCCGGTGAACTCAAACTGAATGTACGGGTAGGCCTTACTCGCCAGATCAATCGACCAGTTACCCCGCGCGCCCAGCAAGGCGTGCTTGGCCTGCGTGGTATGGAAATACAGCGATCCGGACGGCTCGTTGGAATCAACAGGGGCATACGTCACACTGGTTGCCACGACGATTGTCTCAGACATGGCACACAATTCCATCAGCACACCCCATGCAGGTGCCGTGCCGGCTGTGCCACTGGGGGATAATGCCACTTTAAATCTGACCACAACATGCTTGCCTACCAGGGCAGAGATCACATTACCCAGCCCTGAGCGGTCAACGTCATGCGTCACTTCATCTGCGACGATCGGGTCAATCTCTGCTCCTACAATTTCGATGGCATTGGCGGCTGCAACCGGCAAGACGTCTGTGCCATAGGTTGTTTCCTTTTTTGCCAATACAACTTTAGGCTTAAATTTCATGATTTATCTCCTGCGGGTTTATCCTTGCCAGGCTTTTCAGCCTGGCTGTCGTTGGTGGCGTCTGCCGCAGGATTTTCTGCCACAGGCTTTGTACCGTTTTCTTGCTCAGGTACACGCCCGAAGTCATCCAGCGCACGCCCCTGTGAATCACGTGCGCGGTCGCCATCCGGGTGATGCTGTGTGGTGTAGTTCTTTTCATCTTTCGACATGTCGTAGTCCTCAATTAACACCTAAAGTAATAATTCACACTGCACAGCTATCCAGCCGTACGGCTTTTCGATCTGCTGGCTCTGCGTGTGGCTGTTCACAATAAAGCCGCCCAGGTTTGATGGTAGGTCGGCATTGGCCAGTGCCTTCACATCGTCCATCATCAAAAACTCAGCTTCTTCGAGCACCTCCCCGACGGCATCCTCTACAACCCGGATCTGCCCGATAATAATCAGACCGGCTGTACCAAGGGCTGCGGCAAGGCCAGGCGTATTTTGATAGCCAGTCACACCGGTGGTCACAAATGTAAATACCCCGGCTAACAAATCGAAATCGTCACGGACAGCAAAATCCTGCAAATCACGGGTAATCACACGCGCGGGCGCAACGCTTTGAAACAAAGCAACCAACGCATCAATTCTGTCGCCAAGTTCACTCACCGTATCGCCGCCACTTCCCGAAGGCCGTCTTTCACGCCCTGGCGCACCAATGCCATCACCCGGCTGGTCTTATCGTTCAATGCCGGCGCCATGTATGGCTGCTCACGAGTGCCCTTGCGGTAAATAGCCCGTGCAATCACAAAGTTCAAACTGGCATCGATGCCATGTGCAGACATCCAGACAGCCAACACCTGCTTGCTTGGCCAGCCACCACGGCGGGTGCCCTCTTCCACATACCCCGCATAGTTTGTGCCTGCAGAGATAAGATACTCACCCAGACGGACACGGCTTGAGCGGATAGAATTTGTCAACAGGCTGCGAGCCTTCGGAGCTTTAATCTTTGCTTCTCTGGCCACCTCAAGCGCCCCCCTGCCAAGCTTCCTATCGATTGACCGCATCATCACCGCCGGGGCCTTTTTAAAAGCCCTCACCAGTTCACTGGCGTTTGAATCGATATTTATCCTCATGCGGCAAGACCTCCAAGGACGAGATACTGTGACATCAGCTGCTCATACAATGCAGCGGGTGTGGCATTCTTTGGCACACCCGACATCCCGTCCCGCAGAGTCACTGGCTTCCCCATGTTGCGGACAGCCAGCTCTTTCATCGCCTCGGCCTGAGCACGCAATAGCAACAGCGCCCGGTCAGAGGGCTTTATGGTTGTATTGCCGGCTGATGCGTCAATCACATGCGCCGCCAGGTAGGTATACTGGTATGTACTGCCCAGCAAAGTCATCTGGTCAGATGTCGGGGCCGGGTCCATCCACAATTTCGTCGTGCCGGCATCATCAATCAACTTCAGCCTGGGCAGGCGGCCAGGGTAATTACTGGCCCAGGGCTTAAGACTACGATGCTCATCACGCCCCCATAGGCTGACCTTCGGCATTACTATATCGGCGGGGGCTGCATACTCATGCTGGTCAGCAACAAGTGATAACGACCCGAGCACGGAGCGAGGTCGCACACGGCTAAAATCCAGCGCTGCATGATCAATGTGACGCTTAAAATCAGCATCATCTATTGACATAAAAATATTGGCTGCATCACTGATCGATGATTTCAGGTCAGCAACCAGATCGGCTTGTGACATTGTTCCGGCCATCGTCTGCGATTAGTCTCCGCTGGCCTCGTCGTCAGATCCAGATTCATCTTCATCGCCAGCTGCGCGATCAAACATCTCAGCCTGTATTGCCTCCAGCGCAGTCGAGCGGTTCTTCCCGTCAGCCTCAGCTGAAATCAGATGAATAAGGTCCTCATCGCTGAAAAGGCTATTGCCGTCTTCGTCAACACCAGCCAGTGCATCAGTTAAATCATTGACACTGCCACCAAGAACATCCAGCAAGCCAGCAGCTTCATTCACACCGGCATCATCGATATCATCCGGTACCGAGTGATCCCTTGGGATATCCGTTTCAGCAACATCGCGCATTCCGCCCGGCATTATCAATACAGGCCCGACATAAACAGGGTCTTTAGAATCATTTCTGTATGGCACTTTTGACATGTTTTATCCTCTTATGTGTGCCGCCACCCCACACAGGGTGACGGTTACGCTTGTGGGTACTAAACGGCTGTGCGGGCCTGTGCGCTGTAAGCAATCACAGAGGTCATCCGGTTTCGAATAGGGGTCGGGACCTTAATAGCGCTGTATTCCTCGCCGTAGGCCTGCAGCTTGCCGATAGCCTTTCCATTGCTGTCGACCGCCTGAAAAGGCTCGCCAGTCAGGAACGGCTTGGCAATGGTGTAGGTCAGGGTGCCTCGCTGGCCGAGAATAATGCGCTCGTCGCCCAGGTCGATACCCGGTGCATTCGTGCCAAATGCCGCAATGCCTTTCACTTTCTCAAGATCACCGTCGCTGCCACTGTCTGTGCCGTCCTTCTTCAGGCTGGTCACGAACTGATCCGCGTTGGTAATGGTATCGTTCAGCGTCGGGCTCATCAGTGCAAAGTTTGGCGTTACATACCGGCTACCCAATAGCAGGGCCTTTTGTGCCCCGATCGCACGTAACAGGCCGTTTAGATACAGACCGAGAGCCACCGACCCGGGATCGAGATCAAACGTCGTAGCGTTTGTCGCATAGCTATAACCCAAAGTTGCAGCAGTCGCTGATGTCGGTGTTACAGCCACCCCAAGCTGACTCACCAGTTGTATATAACCCAGGTTGTAACTGGTCACCTGATAATAAGTGCCAGATGACTGCGCATTGCTGCCGTCGTAAGCCGCAATCGCGGTGCCATCGATAACAATCGCAATAGGCTGCTCAACTGAGCCAACAGTGGACCCCTGCATGTCATATTGCTGGTGAGGACGAACCAACGGGAAATTTGCTGTCTTAATAATACTGTTTGAGCCATCCAGGCGCGCCTTGATGTTTTCTGCAGTGATTGCCGTGGCGCCGAAGGCATCAGCCGAGCGCTGCATTTCATTCGCAATGCGCTTCGAAATCAGCTCACGCATCACGCGCGAATTGCTTTCAACATTGCGAGAATAGGCATCCCAGTTAATCGCACTGGACCGGCTGAAGTGCATGACCTCATTCGAGACGAGGAAGGCAAGCTTCATCGGCAGTATATAAGCCAGATCCATTGCCTGGGTAACGTCCGCACGATGAATTGGTGCCCCTTCATAAACGATACCGTCATTCAGCACTGCACTGGAGTCGCGAGTTTCATACGGGATGTTGGTGGTCATAGTCGCGGCCGGATCTGTCATCGTCTGGACCAGATTCAGAATGTTCAGGTCAGCCAGTGCCTCACGAATAACCGTGCGCTGGAAACCAACAGGCAGGCTGACATCACTGATCGTGCTGCTGCCGGCCGCAAGAGACTTGCGCTCGGCCAGCAACTGAGGCATGTGCTCGCGGTCAAATACGCCTAACACCTGCTCTACAAAAGGAGAGACCTTTTCAGACAGGCTCAACTGCCCAAGTGCATGCTGCGATGTATTGCGCAGGTTCGTCAGTATATCTCCCTGCAGTGCCAGCACATCATTGCCCTGGTCAACCGTAATGCGTACATCGCCCTGTGCGCCGGCCTGATAACCCATGCTGGCCAACTGAGTCGCCGCAGCCAAACGTCCACCCATTGCGATCTGATGAGTCGCCAGGGCTTTTACCTGGTCTTCAGTCATATCATCGGTAATCAGGTCCGCTGCATCAGATAACGACTTCATGTCGTCTTCAGAGAGTTTCTTCAGGCCTTCGTCAGCCGCAAGCAAATCGGCGAACAACTTAACATTGGCATCACGCTTCACCCTGGCGTCTTCCGCCAGCTTCAGTTTCGCTTCACTGTCTTCCGCCAGCAGCTTCTTCACATCATCGGCACTCAGGCCACCCGCAGCAGGGGCAGAGATTGACAGATTGATTGCATGATCATCACCGCCGATTTCCTCAGCCAGCGTTTTACCAGTTTCAGCAAAACTCTCAGCCAGGCTTTTCAGCTGCTCGTCATCAGTGATATCGCCAGCAGCCGTCTCGAAAGACTCGCCCAGCATCTTTACAACAGAGTTATGTAGGCCAAGACTAACCAGCGCTGCGAGTAAAATTTTCAAATGCTTATTCATAATAATATCCTGTTCAAGTTTAAGTATTGTTTGTACGGAGGGCAGAATCAGAGAGGGAACCTCATCACCGTCATGCGACAGTTCAATCGGTTCCAGTCGTTTAACCCGTGGGCGATTAGTGAGCGCAGCGCCAAATAACAACGGGCCATGCTTTTTGTCGGTTTCCGGGTCTTCATAGTCGGCGGTGAATTCGATAGAGATGTATTGCATCAAGAGCTTTTTCACAGCGTCAATGCCATAATCTGTAAACTCCACTTCGCCACGCAGCTTATTCCCGTCCATGAATAGACGAATAAACTCACCTGCCGAACCTTTGTAGGTCTGGTGTGACACATCGAGGTAAATCTTCTGCCCAAAAACTCCAGCATCAAAGTTCCGAATCATCTTCTGGAACATTGCCTTGGATAAGGTTAATTTTCCATAGAACTGATCACGGAAAGTCACCACACGGGCAAGAGTTACTACGTGCCTACGCTTACCATCAGCCAGCGACAGCGCATCCACGCGGTCACTGTAAAGCCGAATAGCGCCGTCAGGCGTTCTTTCATCAAATTTTAAAACTCGGTTTTTCTGCTGCTTCATGCACACTCCATAAAAAAAGCCGGCAGTCCGTCATATAAATGACAGACTGTCGGCTTTTAACTTGGTTGCTATATTGCCTTTTGGCAGTCGAAGCGATTAAATAATAAAAGTCAAGACATTACAAGTCTCCGGCTATGTCCTAAACGGGTGAAGGATCGTTGTCGATAATCTCCAGGGCATCATTAAGACGGCCCATGATCGGCTTCATCAGGAAATAAACATCCATCCCATTCGGCATTTCATCCTCGATCACGCAAAACATATCCATCAGCGCACGAAAACCGAATATAGCCTCACAGACAACAGTGTGAGCATCTTCAACAGCGTTTTCCTGATTAAGCGCATCACGCAGCACATTGATTTCATCTGACATGGCGCACCCCCTCAGCCTCATCAGGCCTTAGTCCAGGTACCGGCACATAATCCGCCTCGCAGCGATCAATCAAATCCATGCAATGGATCCGCACCGGCCAGAACAGCGCCGAGATTTCCTCAGCAGTCAAGGGGTAGTCCGGTTCATTCGGACCAATAGAATTAAACAACTTTGTCAGGCCGTTGACATAGGCCTGTAATGGGTAAGCGACCTCAACCGGGTCGAGAGTAATGCAGCTCATGGTGAGCCTCCTTGGGTTCGTTTAGTTGACCGCCAGCCTGTGCTGGTTGCCGGGAGCTAAACACGCCCCAAAGAGCGCCGCCTTATTCCCCGAAGGTCTTGTATTCGACGACTCCCGGCCTTCGAGATTATGCCTGTTGAACAGACATAAAAAAACCACGACTGTCGGGTGTGGGTACCGCTTTGGGAAGAGTGTTTAGCTCCGTGCCAATTATTCGACCACGAATTGAGGAACTTAGTCAAGAACGAACTGCGCTTTTTTCACCCGAAAAACCTGCAGTTTGTAGAATAAATAATAAAACCAGAGCAACTAACATTAATTTCATTTTATTGATGCACTTCATTTTAGTAGATTTACTGATACCATGGCTCAGAGAAATAGGAGTTAGGAACAACCGTTTGGTAAGCAACTTCGTTGTGTATATAAACACGGTATAGCCGCTCACCAATGTACGCACCGTAACTATTTTTAGCATTAACCCAAACCTCAGAGATATAACCAAACGTTGTTGCCTGCCCTCCAGATATTGGCGCTGACCGAAGATAAGCTTTATAAGGCTTTCCACTGAACCGGTACACCGCAGAATATGGATCTTTCATGTAGCTGCCGAGAAAAGTCTTTACAATTGAGGCATATTCAACTGGGTATTTGCCATAGTCCGCATTATTTATATCAACAGCGTTTGAAGCCGGACTAGAAGCGCACCCAGAAGCAAGTAAAATTAGTATGATAGCTGGAATTAATTTAAGTTTTCCATAGAACAAATGCTTCATTACACCAACTCCCTTTTATTATTGAATTGAAATAAGACCATAGATTCATTAATGATGTCAATGAACTGCACTTTACATTAACAGTGAAACAGGCACCCCAACCCACCGCTTACACTTACATTTAGCCAAGGCCTGCTTCAACGGCTGCCCCTGCTCATCACAAAGCCGAATCACCCTGGAGCGAATCACCTCCCCGTCAAACACAGGAAAGCCACAGTCGCAAGTAACGCTGTTTTTCTTTTTCTGATTCATTTCCCTGCCTTGAGATCGATGCCTTTACGCTTATATTTTTTCTTCAGCACATTCCACGGTGTAGCTATCTCGCCTTCCTTCAGTACCCCGGCCGCGACTGCTCGGCGCTTCATGCGGCTGCCCAGTACGGAGTCCTGCTCGGCTTTGCCCTTTTTCTTTAGCCAGTCGATCCGTGTTTCCTTTCCTTTTTTATCTTCATCGGTCACCTCATCCCTAAACACCACAACCTCGAAACTAAGCGTATTCGGATGCGCAGGCCAGGGGCTTTTCCCTTTTGGATACACACCTGGCCCGAGCCCATAGCGATTCACTGAGGCGTGCATATCACAGATATCAACCCTCGGATGCCGGGGAGAAAGCAGAAACTTTGTACCAATCACATCCGGGCTCTCAAAGGCCCCGGCACGGTAGGCCTCACCATGCGCGCGGTTTAGCTCTGTCGTAAACACCCGCAGTGCATTATCAAACGGGCTCCCCTCACCTGTGAGTAACTGACCGCTAGCCACACGTGCCAGCTTGTCAGCATTGGCCATACCCATTTTTGCCGCCACATCCGGCGGCACACGAGTGCCCCTGGCTAAAAAATCCTCAGTAGCCTGTGCTGCAGAGTTTCCCTGGATAATCGCGCTCTCGATCGACTCACCGACAAGATCCCGCGCATGCCGGTCCAGCCGCCACAACCGATCAGACAGCTGCAGCCCGTCCTCAGCGACAAATGTTTGCACAAACTGCACAGCATCATTCGAGATACGAGACAGTGCCGGCGTGATTTCCGGCACCACACTAAAGGGTGTCACGCCAATCTGCGCCGCCTGAGCCAGCCCATCACTCAGCAGCCCATCACGCGCCCGGCCTAGATCTACAATGCGCTGATTAACCTGATCCAGAAGATCTTGTAGCGCATTGATCGATACATTGCCATCAATATTCTGCCGGGCAAGTATTGCTTCGCTGATGTCATCAGCCGCATTTTGATAAAGCCGTTCCAGCTGCTCAAGATCACGCTTTAACATCGACCGCATATCACGCCGCCCGGCTTTCGAGGCGCGTTTGATGATGGCCCTGGTGCCCGTTCGAGAATGTTCAGACAGTCGATAAACACCAGGCATTCCGTACATCAGAATAAATCCTCCTGGCCTGATAATAATGATGCCGGTAACGGCAGAAAATGGGCTTTTACTGGGGGCTCTTCTGGCAATAAAAAAGGTAAAGACTTCACTGCAAGCTGCCGGCGATAACGCCACAACAAGCTATGCAGCCGGTATTTAAGACTATTTGTCAACGGCCCATCTTGATCATGTTCAAGTAACCACTTAAACCCGTTAATAAAGCCCTGGTCCTGACTAGCCGGGTGCGAATGGCATCGCACTAACGCGGCAATCTTTTGCTGTTCGACCTGTGTCATTTATTCGCAATCGATGTACCGCTTTCGCCTTTGCGCGCATTGCCCGGCGTAATCGTCACCCGACCTCCGCCACCAGCAGGCGCGATCTGATCCGGACGGGGATAAGGATCACGCGAACTGGCCTCAGTCTCACGCCGCGCCAGCTCGTCATCCGGATCCATGCCGGCGGTCTCCCATATCGTCGTACGCGAGGCACCCATGGCCTGATACTTCAATGCACGGTCTGATGCCTGGTTCAATGTCTCGGTGCGACGTTCTTTAAACAGTATTTTTATATCCTTTGGATTCGGCGTAATGCCCTGCAGCAGCAAATCCAGTTCAAACCCTGCCTGATAAACACTGGCCAGCGTATCCTGCAGCGCGTCGATCTCTTCATAATAATCGCGCTTCATGTCCTCCAGAATGTCACGACTCAGGCCTTCTGAGTAACCAAATAATCCCTTCGGCGCCGGCGTGCCGGCAAAGAAGGTATCAAGCAGATGCGCAACGTCAGCGATCTGGTCAAGGTTCGCATCACCCTGTATGGCCTCTACCCCACCCTTTTTATTAATATAATAATCAGTGGTGACCTCTCCCTGTTCATTTTCATTATCCGCCCGATATTCGCCCATCTCGTCTTTTGGCATACCCTCAAGGATATGCGCCAGCCGCAACGGCGCCCGCACCCGACGACGAATCACCAGGTCTTCTTCCGTCATCGCCAACTTATTCCATACCGTACGCGACGCATCCAGATAAGGTCGGCCCATCGAGCCCATGTCGTCATAGTTATCCGGCGACAACCGGCACAGCGTCAACTGCCACAGAGGGAAAATGGCAATCGTTTCACCTGAGGCCAGATTCCGCTGCTCATAGGCTGCACGTGGATCTTCAAAGCGGCCATTCATGGCGACTTTCGGCTGTATCGTCTCAGTCGGCATGCGAACACCCGCAACAACCCGGTGAGCCTCGTCAACAACCCACTGCATAGGCAGATTACCCTCCATCACCAGCCCACGCGCATCCGACTCCAGTTTTTCCTGCTTATGCAGCCCAAGCCGATCAACATACTGATCAAACTGGGTGCGGATCCGCTTGTTAGTCGACTTCTTCAACATCAGCCCTCCCTTCACCGCCGTACGGGCAATGCGCCCGTGTATTTTCTTCACCCGGCCATCATTGCGATCCATGCTGCGTATGTCCATGATCGACTGCCTGAGCTCCGGGTCCACCCACATATGCTGGTACAGCGCACTGATCTGCCGGTTCAACGGCAAGCGTGTACCCTTCTCAGATGTAGACCCTACTGCTTCACCACGCCGTTCCATCGCCGCACGCAAGGCACTGTCTGGCAGCTGCCCGATACCCAGCCGTAAGTATTTCGTTTGTATTTCTATCTGGTTCATGCAATTTTCCTCAAGGCCTGGCCAGGTGGATTTAAATTCTTCTGCTGATAAAGCAAATCTTCTCGGCTAGTCGTCCGCCGCATAACAATCGTCGGCACATCATCCAGACCGCGGGTCAACAGCGCCCACACAGCGGCCATCGCTGCATCAAAGGCATCATCCCCGATCTTTCGATTTACCATTTTATAACTGGAGTAGCTCTTACTGGTCGGCAGTATGGCGATATTAACCAACTGACGCACCAGAGATCGATGCGCAGCGGTCGAGATATCAACCAGATCCTGATCATCAAAATAAGGGATAGCCGCCTGTTTGTTGTGAAAAGCCGAGCGTAAAGCCTGCGCCATGGAATGTTTAACCATGCCCTCAAACCGCATAGGCGAAAAAGGCCACTCCGGCCAGGTGCTCGCCGCGCTTGCCCCATCGCCAATCGTCCGACGGTCGATAGTCGTCAGACCTTTAGCAAATAACTCATCATTCAACGCCGTCAACATCCCAACGCCATAGGCATCACCGATGGCATAGTCCGGATTAAAATATTCCCACAAACCAACCAGGTCACGCTTGACCACCCCATCATCCGCACTGGCAGGCCACATTCTCACAAACGGAAATGTAACAAAATTCCCGATCTGCTCAGTAACAACCAGAGAGTGCTGGGATGCCTGAGGATTCTCACCGTGCCCACCCGCATCATAACCAAACGATATAATGCCACGCTTCTTATACTTCATCCCAGGCATCGGCTCAGCAATCTGAACGCCCGCCTTCAGCCCCACCTGTATCGCCAGGCGAACGTACTTCTCCCAGATAAGGTTGCGCGCCGAGATATTTTTACAAAGCAACTGCCGCATATACTCATCAGGCGACAACTGATCACGCATGTCCATAATAAACGCCTCATTCAAAATGCCCATCTCAATCCCGGTATAGGCATCGATCACCGGCAGCACATGATAATGACCACCGTCAACCAGACTGGCCAACGTATCCGCGCCCTTGAACACACCGGTAATGCGAATCCGAGGTTCATTATTACTGCCCTCTGCTGCCCCAGCCCGGCGAGTGGATCCCAACATCAACAAAAAACGACTAAACAGCCGGTCATGCGGCATATCATCGACCTCTTCCAGGCTGGCCATCGTCAAATCACCGCCATCCACCTGAGCCATTATCCCGTAGCTCTGCGCCTTTGACCTGTTGGCAAACTCATAACGTGTATCACTCATCTGACTGCGCCCGGACTTATAGGCCAGAAACGCCGTCAACATCTCCGACCGACGAATAGCATCCATGTGGTAATTCAGATTAACAATCGCCTGAGCTTCACGAGGTGCCACCACGCCCAGCTCCTGATCCGGCTCAGTCGCCAACGTCTCCATATCGTGAGATTCTTTAGTAAACGTCTTACCCGTACGGCGGCATGAATAATCCACCGTATTCGGGAACGCATCCATTTCAATCATCTTCAAAATCTGCAACGGATCCAGCGTGATGTTGTGCACATGCTTATGCCACAAAGAGTGATCCCCCTTGTAAAGCATAATCTGTTCCTCAGCGACATGCTTCAGGTGAATCCGCTGAACCGGCGTGACACGTTCAGCCATTTTTCCCGTCAAGCTCCGATGTAATATCCAGCGCCATGCGCCGCCGGATCTCCCTCTCAATATAAAACCGAGCCTTGCGCAAATCCTCAATCGGCGAACCCTTCAAATCCGCCCGCCAGATGTACTTCACCGCGTTACCCATATTAAAATTCATGTGCTCAGTGATCTGAATACACTCAACCCCTGAAGGGTGCCTGGTGTAGTGGCCAGGGTTATTTACTGAGTCAGTCATTCCCCCTCCTGATGATCAATAAAAACCGTATCCTTTTTAATCCGATCCTGCCCCCGAGCAATCATTGCCGGCAACTTCTCAAGCGCCTCAGTCTGCCTCTGCTGAAAAGCCAGCAGAGCATCCCGGCTCTGCCCCTGTCGTTCGAGATTCCCCATTTCGATATTATTATCCTCCTGCACCTTCGGCGTCATCGCCAGATCAGAAAGCGTCATTCCATTAGCAGAGAGCATGTCTTTTAAGGTTTTTAATAAAGGGTGAGCAGCGATGTCATAAAGAGGCTGCTTCTCACCCGTAGAATCCAGATATTCAACCCAATGAATATCACCATCTTTGTCGTAAACAAATTTAGGAGATTTAAGCTGAACCCCCTCGCCTACAATCGCCAACAAGATGTCCTGCACCAAAGAATGCACCATCGACTGGATATCAGCATTAATCTCAGTAAGCAGCCCCGGGTCCCTAGTCTCAAAAGCAATGTGCGTCCGCAAGAACAGCTCGGTCTTCTTCAGGCAGGCCACAGAACCAGAACACTCGACAAAATACTGGCATCCGTCACACTGAGGATATTTACCTGGCCTGGCAGGGAAATAAGTAGCGGTACGGGCATAAACACCGTGCTTCATCGCATTAAACCGCGTGCGCCTGGCCTCCTCCGGAGTAGGATGCCCCTCTAAGTTTTTAGTGACCGCCGCAATCCCAGCAGAAGTCCGAGGGCCAGTAGACTTAGACCAGGCCTTAAACAAATTCCGCTCCTGCGGCAACTGCCCAGCATCCTCACCACAACGAGGGCACGCACAGAAATATGCCCAGGGATGAACATCATCCTCGGCAAAATCCTCAACTCGATCAGGAGCGGCTGCCCATTTATAGTCACAAGTAGAACATACAAAAGTAACACTGGACCGCTGTGCGGTACTGTCCATGGATAGCGAATATCACCCAGAAGTCAAGACATTACAAGACTATACCCAAGACCTAAGCAGCAAACCGGAGATCTTCCGGCAAATCAGCAACCAGAAGAATGGTTCCCTGTAAGTCCAGCTCGGGGAGCCAGATTACAAAAGGGTCTCAGCGTATAGCTGAGATCCTTTTTTATTTTTTTTATTTTTATTTATTTTACTGAGAGACATAGATCATCTTGCTCTGCCAACAGGCTGTGCCATGGGTATGAAATGTATCTTCTCATT